GCGGTTATATGATTCTACTTGGTCGTTATACAGACTCTTTGCCATGTAGTCACTACCAGCGGCTTTTGCCACTCGCAGTTTTCCAAGTCCTTTCTGGATGCCAGCGTCTTCACCTGATGCTACATTACCGGCTCTTCCTGCCGCACTGAGGGTATTCAGCATCTCGCCTATCTTGGTCATTGCTTTCACAGCACCTATCTGTATCGATGAGAAGAAGCTATTTGCCTGCTCAGTCAGCGGAGCGAACACCTGCCCAAGTTGCTCCATTGCGTTTTTCAGGTCCACGTCTGCCTTTGTCGCACGTTCTGCTGCCGTCTCGATATAATCACCAGACTTTGCCATCTGTTCACGGATAATCTCTGCCACGGCTTTTGTCATGTCGCCTGTTCCCTCCATCCTCTTGGTAATTTCGGATGCAGATATTCCGAGGTTGTCAAGTATCTGCTTAGACTGCCGACCAAGACCCATTGTGATTGACTCCACCATGTAATCAACCGACTGGCCTGTGTCCTTTGCCTTCTGCTGTGCAAATGCAAGCATCGCTCCCATGTCGTCGAGGTTTAACTTGAAGTCGTCGAACCTCACAGCGGCCTTCATCAGTTCTATGTCCGTTATTGTGCCGTGTGTGGCTTGTCTCAGACCGTTAAGCAGGTCGGGACGGTTCAGTCGATCGAAAGCCAACCTGATTCCCTCGCCAGCCTTTGCAAGTTGAACGCTCTCTTTTACGAGGTCAGTAATTGCCGACCCTGCTGCTGCCACGCTCATATATCCTGCCGCAGCTGCCGTAAGACTTTTAGTCAGCTGATTGACAACTCCGCCCATCGTCAGGTTTGCCTGCTTAAATTGTGCCAGTGTTTTATTAGCACTTGCGATGCCAGCGTTGTAACTGCTGGTATCGGCTTTCATTCTTACTAATACGTCACCTCTACTCATCTTGTTTCGTAGTTAATATATTCCGTTATTGCTTCTGCCACCTGATCGGCTGCTTCTTCCATGTGCCACGGTGCAGTGTGTCCGAACCAGTTCGTCTGTCCGATAGAGCCTCGATTGCCAAAGCGGGATGTACGTGGAACGGTTCCTGACCCAATGAAGCGTAACACGAAGCCACGATCAGCACCGAAATACTGGTCCAGTCGGTTTCGGCTCTCATCTCTTGTCAGCCGATTACCGCCACGCTGTCCTGGGCTCAGTGTGCGGGGTCTTTCATACGTTGACTTCGCGCCTGCTGTTCCACGCTTCTTCTGAAGGATACTCAGATTGCCGCCGAATGTGCTCTTATAAACTGAATAGCGCACAGCCCTCGCAGCCCGTCGGGGGTCTTCTTTCATGTAGGCTTTTACGTCTTGCGACAGCTTCCTTCGGGCTTCTTTCAGCACCTGGCGGATGTACTTGCGGAAAATGCCAGCCATCTGTGGATCGCTGGTCATGATGTGTCCGAAAGCCTCCAAATTGGCTTCTATGCCGAACACTTCCACGTGGCCGCCATTATCACCGCCCTTGTTCAGCGAACCAGTGCGGGTATTGTATCTCGGGCTATACATCCCATACACCGAATGTCTGCCTCGATAGCCGTTGATATATTCTGATAATCTACCCATAAACTAAAAATGCGCGATTAGTGCAACTATACACTAACCGCGCAAAACATGGTTTGGGGTTTACCATTTTCGTGACCTCACGAAAATGATAGGCACAAAAAAGGGAGCCGCTGCTCCCTGTCGTAACTTAAAAAACTAAAACTAACCATTACTTTATGAAAAAACCTTGATATATATAAATTAGCAATATGGTAACGACCGAAGCGGGCTACTTCTTCAGCAGGCCGTCGATCACTTGTTTGCGATTCTTTCCGAAATCGGGATGCACGAATGACACGTGTACCCAGCATGAGCCAGTCTTGGGATTCTTTTCCCAAATCAACTGATCGAAGGGCAGGTTCTTGCGGATATACTCGAACCACTTGCGGCCCTTCTGGATGTCGCCGTCTATACAGAGGTCAGCGGCCTGACCCGTGAGGTGCTGTGAGTTGGCGACACCGCCCACAGCCTTGTTCAGCTGCTGACAGCGGAAGCCGCTGCCAATCTTGATGGGTTCGCCCATCGCCTTGCGCAGTGGCTCCAGCACGTAGGCTGCAAGATATACGAGGTTCACCATCTCGCGCACGGATGGCATATTGTTGATGCCCTTATCCTTGGCGGTCTTCGAGGCATAAAGTTCTTCGATTGTGAAGTGCATGGTTACTTTGGTGTTCATAGGTCAACCTTCGTTGTATGGTTCAATATCCTTGTGATCATTGTTGTCAGGCTTACTAATTTCCCCGACTTGCGAGATGGTTACGGGCACGCGGAGGGCGCAGTCTTCCCTGCCACACAGAAAAGGGCGCAGACACTCCAGTTGCCGCCCGTTGCGGGCTATGTCGCGTTTCATCTTGTCGCGTTCATCTTCCGTCTCCCTTCGGAACTTGCTAAATTCTTTCTGCAACTGATCCACCTGTTCGCGGAACTCCAGATAGCCCTGCTTGTAGTGGTCGCGGTCGGCTCGCAGTTCGGCAATCAGACGGTGGTTGTCGTCCACCTCTTTCTGCTTGTCTTCGAGCATCTGCTGATAGGTGTCCTGCACCTTCTGAGCCATTTCGATTTCCTTCGCCTTGGCTTCAGCCTCTTTTTCTTTTACCTCCACTTCGGCTTGTTTGGCTTCTGCCTTGGCTTTCGCACGCTGCCACCGCCATGTAAAGATACCGCCTACGGCACCGCCACCGAAGAGCAGTCCAAGGATGCCAATGATTGAATCTAATGTAATCTCCATTTTTACACGTTTATAAATCTACAAATCGCGCAAAAACAGGTTGTGGGTTTACTAAGTATTAGAAAAGCCAGGTGGCACGAAAGATATACGTGAACAAGGATTGGCCACCTGGCATGAACATAAAGTTCCATAACAAGAATGATGTGCTTACTCGTCACGAGCAGGCTCACTACCGTCACGGCAGGAATCTTCTTATTTTATTAGCAACATATAGAATCAATATCATTAACGACAGGATGCCCACTGCGATCAGCACCCACTCCACCGTGCTGCGCTCGCGGGGCACTTCTTTCGTCACCTCCACCGGATAAGGAATTGGTATGCTGTCGTGGATGGTGTCCTTGGTAGCGGTCATGCGCTCCAGATCACGCATACGGGCTTCCATCTCTCGCTGAAGCACGAGCCACGCCTTTTGGTTGCGCTCCATCTGGATGCCATATTTCGCCATCGCTGCGGAGTCAAGTTCACGGATGACTGTATTCTTCTCAGTGTGTGCGCTGTCGCGCTCTTTCACGCTATCAGTATGCCAATGGTGCTCGGTGTGATGCTGCTCCACAGGCACATACCTCGTCGTGGTGCAACCACTGAAGGCGAGCAGCAGCAGCACCGCCAGGATGAGAAATGTCACACTTAGCATACTCAACAGACAGCCCTCACCCTGTGGCTTTCGCTTCAGCCCGTGATACCATGCCTCTTCAGGATTATTATAATTCATACGCATATCATTAAAATGGTTAATACTCACCCGTCGGGCATAATGCCGTTTGTGGTTTACTCACTCACCCTCCCCTCGGTAATATCAAACCCGTGGAGGGCATCTTCCAGCGCGTGAACGATGTCTATCTTGTGGGTCGGCACGGGACCGCCTTTCACGATGCGGCGGAGGTCGCTGTTGCCCATCTCCACGGCGCAGTTGCCGAAGCACCAGGGTATCATCGGGTTGGCTGAGAACTCAATCCACGGGTCGGGGCGCAGGATCATCTCTTCGAGGTGGCCGATGATGGGGTTCTGACTCATGGCGGTCTGCGAGATGGGCACCACCATGCGCTGTATCATGTCGGCAATGTCCTTGGCCGAGAGGTCGGTGCGCTGCTTCTGGAAGAGGGTCTGAAGCCATGCCTTCAGTTGGTTGATGGGCTGGACGCTCTGCGCTGGGTCATAATTAAACATGACGATGTTCACGCCTTGCTCGGTCAGTTCGCCCAGACGGTTGACGCTGTAGATGCTGTCAAACACCTCGCCGGGGCACACCTTCAGCCAGCCTCCCGCAATCCATTCCTCATAGAGCGGACGGTTCGGGCTCTCCATCATGGTCTTCTCCAATACCCACGCATCGCAGTCGAAGAAGAAGCGTCCGCGCATGGTGTTCGACGGCAGGTAATCGACAGCCAGATAGCCGTGAGCGTAGAGGTCATCACCATGGCTGAAGTCCATCCCGCAGAACACCTTCCAACGCTCGCGCCCTTGGTCGATGTACTTGCAATCCTCAATGCGCTTCGCCACCTGTAGCGGTCGGATGCGGTCGCCGCTGATCCACTTCGTCACCTTGCCCTGCTGCCACATATTAAAATCCTTCGTCAGCACCTCCTGCTTGGTGTCCTCGGTGCCGGTGGCGGCTTCGTGCAGTCGCTCGCGGTAGTAGGTGGGCTGAACGGTGGTGCCGATGCTGCGGTTCACCTTCTTGAACAGTTCGGGGTCGTCGAGCTTCGTCAGGTCGTCGGTCAGCTCCCACTTGTCGAGCTGGAGCAGGAAGGCGCACCAGTAGTCGTCGGGCGTGCGGTGCGGCTGTCCGAGGGGGTACTGCATCTCGCTCATCAGCGATGCCTCCACCTGCTCCAACTTGGTCTTGTAGGGGCCTTCCTTGATGCGTCCGGCGGTGGTGGTGTGCAGCAGCAGCTTCTCACGACGCGGACCCGTTGAGCCCCAACACGTATCGACAGCCGCCTGCATGTCGGAGTGGGCGTTCACGTAGCCCGCCTGTCCGTGCTCGTCGGCATGTACCACCGATGCGTAGAGTCCGTCCTTCGAGGTCTTGCCCGCCGCCATGCACTTGATTTCGCCCTTCATCGGGTGACCGGGCTGCCAGTTCAGTCCGTTGCGGGTCATGCGGAAGTACTTGCCGCCCATGCGGTTCGAGCACGTGGGATCGACTTGCATGGCAAACTCGCGGATGGCTTTGTAGGCTATCTGGCTCTGTTCGCTGGAGTTGGTGCAGATGAGTGCCTGCC